TTCGGGTTGGCGGTTAATTTTGCAGTTAGGCAGGGCGGGATTGACTTGTGGCAGGTTGTCGTTGAATCCAATCTAGGCAATCAACATCACAGTTACCACCAGACGGAAGCTGAGGCTATCACCGAGGCTGATAGTTTGAATAAATTTCACAGCGACAGCAATTGGGTGGGCTTAAAATGAGAGAATACAAAGGAATCGTTTCATCAACAAGAGAGCACCAAAGAAGCCTTAACGCAATGATGAGTGATAATATTTTATCCTTGGATGCAAGGCCGGAGTTTGATAAGTGGTTTGATAAAAACATGGAATTTGGTTTTGGTATGGGCTGGATGAAAGGCATGGCTAAAAAGTTTTGTTGGTGGGGTTATTTTGCAGGATATAAGCGAGGGGTAAACAAATGAATAACTGCGAGAAACTACTAAGGGCTTTTATTGAGGCTCAGGGTTACGAGGTTGAAGACACTATAACTAGGTCGGAATTTTATGCCACGGTAGATATTAATTCTGATGGTCGTCCGAGTGCCGGTTCTATTCCTGGGTTCGTATCTATTAGCAACTACAAAGTAACCAAGAAACCTTTTGATATAAACTCAGAAGAATATACAGACGAAATGGCTAGGCTGCATACGGTTATAAGAGAGAGCAACGAATACAACAGAAGGTTATATCTTGAGAGTTACGACTTAAAAAAAGAATTGGCCACATTAAAAACGGGACGGGCACACAATGAAAACCTATAAAAGCTCAGATCTAACCCACAAGAGAGCCGAGGTGCTGAAAGAGGCAAAGCTTAACGGCGTTATCATTCAGGAGCGCAACACTAACGGCGAGGTTAGAGAAGAGTACGTTATCGTATCTAAGAGTTATATCAAAAGTGTTGGCGGTGGAGATATAGCTATATTTTTTAATTCGGGCGAACATTTGGTTAAGGGGTGAATAATGATGCGTAAACTAATAGTAACCATGTGCCTGATAATATCAGTGCCTATATTCATGTTTAACGTATGGGCTGGCATCGCTTTTATCGCGGCGTGTTGGGTATGGTCTGACTGATAAATGAGATAAACAACCAACTAAGCCACCCTAGCCGGTGGTTTTTTATTGCCTATATTTTAGCAAGTTGGTCAATTTGACCAAATAGTAGTAGAATAGACTCACACCTTTAAAGTTGGTGAATTAACTTTAGTTATCGTTACACTACGAGGAAAATAAAAGTGGCCAAATCTCTGAATGAATTAAAGGCGGAAAACGCAGCGGCGGAAGCAGCAAAGGTCGATACACCGGTAGTTGATGTTAAGGAAGATATCAAAGACGAGTATGTTGAAGTTGTTGAAGATGTTAAAGCGGATGATGCAGGCGGCGATCACCAGGACGGTGATGAGCAAGAAGTTGAATTAGAAAGCTGGCAATTAACAGAAGAAGCAGAGACTTCTGAAGATGATCGTAAAACTGGTTTCGTTCCTAACCATGAAGCAGCCAAGCGGCGCAAACAGGCGCAAGCATTAAAAGGCGAGCTATCGGAAGTTAAGACCGAGAACGAAGAATTACTTGCACGACTGGCCGCGTTAGAATCTGGCACAGCTAAACCCCCACAGCAACAAGTGGTAACGGATAGCCCCAAGCCTAAGCGCGAAGATTTTTATGAACATGATGACCCTGACGAATCGTACACCGACGCCTTAGTTGACTGGAAGCTTGATAAAAGCATTTCAGCGCAAAACGCTAAGACACAGCAAAACGAACAGTTAGCTAATCAAACTAGAAGTCAAGAAGCACAACAACAAGTAGTTCAAAAAAGTTTAGATGATCATTATGGTAGGGCAGCAGAGTTAGTTGCTGACGGCAAAGTATCGGAAGAGTCATATAAAAATGCTGATCGAATGGTTCGCATGAGTATGGATAACATCGTTAAAGGCCGGGGCGACGTATTAACAGACGCGCTTATATCGACACTTAATAGCTTGGGCAAAGGTAGTGAGAAAGTAATGTATCAGCTAGGAGTTAATCCTCTTAAGCTGCAAGAGCTTCAAAGTAAATTGATCGCGGATCCCACAGGGCTAACCGCATCAGCTTATTTAGGGCAATTACAATCTCAAATCCAAACGCCGGGCAAACGTAGAAGTCAAGCACCAGCACCGGGCGAAGACGCAAACGGGGAAGGCGGTAACAATGGTAAGGGCGGCACAATGCAAAAGCAATATGCCAAGTCCAATGACCCATCTGAACGCGTATCTATGAAGCGTAAAGCCAAGGCAAATGGTATTGACGTTAGTAATTGGTAACTATAAGGTAAATTAAAAATGGCTAGTACAGGTAAGATTGTAGAGGTGCTTTATGAGCAAGCTCTAGAAACATTCGAGACACAAGATCAGATGCTTGATATGGTGTCATTCTTTCAACCAGAAGCGTCCTCAATGCAAAACAGCGAGAACTTTATTTGGCGTCCGGTTGAGCAACATGCTCCAATTATCGAAGGTTGGGACATCACCGGCAAAGAGCAAGAAATCATTGAAGAAACTTACCCGGCAGTATTGGGCACTCCTAAAAATGACTTCGTTAAACAGCGAGCCGATCAGCTTCGTGACATGACCTTCTGGCATCGTCGCGGTAAAGAGTCAGGCCGTCGTCAGGCGTCCAACTTGAATCAAGGCATTGTTAACGCAATGATGACTCAAGGCTCTATGTTCTATAAATCAGCGGCAACAAGCGGTTACCCATTCATTGCTGAAGCTCAAGCGCTAATGAATGAGCGGCAAGGTTATGTAACTGATCGCTGCTTCCTTTTAAACGACCGAAGCACGTTAGATTTCTCTGCTGATTTAGCAGCGCGTCAAACATTGCAAGGTCGCCCGGAAGATGATGCGTGGGTTAAGGGGCAAATCGGCTCTAACGTTGCAGAGTTTAACGTTTACACCGGCTCGTACTTACCAACTCTCGTCGGTGGCGCATCACCAGCAACAACCGTAACGGGAGATCAATCGTTCAAACCTGAAGGTGGTAGCGTTGACGCTGTGACCGGCGTTTGTACTAATGTTGATTATCGCCAAGCGGTTATCCCTGTTGCTGCTTCAGCTTCATATAACATTGGCGATAAGGTAACGATGGGCGTTAATGCTGTTGGCCTAGACGATAAAACACCATCTGGATTGATGACGTTTACCATCGTTGCTAAGCCATCAGGAACAAGCATTACTGTTTACCCTAAGCCTATTGCGGCTGATGATGTGTTGCTATCTGACACGGAGCTAGCTTACGCAAACATCGATACCACCATCGTCGGCACAACCGTAGTTGCTCGCGTTAATACCGACGCGACAGCCCGAACTAACTTGTTCTGGGATAAAGACGCGGTTGAAGTATTAGGCGGCACAATTCCTGCCGAACTATTCACGCAGTTTGATGGTATGAAGGTAATGACTGAGCGCATGAAAAACGGCTTGAATATGTACATGGTCTATGATGGCAACATCAATGATATGTCATTCCGTTACCGCTTATTTACTTGGTACGGCATCACTATCAAAGATCCATCGCGTGTTGGCATAGCGATTCAATAGATCGCCCACAACTAAAGTAAAAGGCCACTTCGATAGTGGCCTTTTTTATTTCCGCTTAACTGTGTTAAAATTATTAAAAAGAGAGGTCACTATGTCTACGGTATTATATAAACTTGTTAACGGTAAGCCCGAGCGTGAAATAGTCAATGCTCTTGATGTTGATCGACTGCTAAAAGATGGTTACGCCACGACCGCCAAGGGGCTTGTTAGCGCAAACAAAGCAGACACCAATAAATCGGGTAAACTATCTAGCTCCGAAGTTAAAACGGCGGCTGAAAGTGCCGGGTTAACCATTAAAAATAAAACCATAAAACAACTTAAGAAAGAGTTAGGTTATGAGTAAAACAAAGATTGAGCATATAGCAAAAGCATACAAGCGGCTTAGAATTAGTGGGATAACAGTAAACCCTTCTAATTCAGATGTGCGTGATGCGCTGGAAACATTAGAAGATATGATGTACACGTTCAGATCTAGAAATATATGCTCATCTTATATCTTTGAAGACGAGTTGGATCCTAATACTGACTCGGGCATTGATCCATCATTCAACGAGGCGACAGCTGATAACCTTGCCATAAGAATGGCGGATAACTTTGGCAAAGTAATACCACAATCATTAGCTAAACTTGCAAGGGCCGGGCTGTCAAACTGGTCAGCTAGAACAGCACAATTCAGGCAGATTGCACCACCAAGACGTCAGCCTAAAGGCTCAGGCAATACATTTAGATTTATTAACTGGCTTAGGTTCTATCGGTTCGAGGATGGCTCACCAATATCATGCGACACATTGGAATTAAAAGTTGATGAAATAGATACTTTCTCTGTTAACTTCTCTAATTATTTGCTTGAGAATGCAACCATAGTTAGTGCCACCTTGGAGCCAACTAAAGGCATTGAGATACTAAGCGATTCATTTACTGATGATACGGTTACTATGGAGTGCAAGGGCATTGACTGTGGAACTCAAAACGTTTTAATAACAATCACCACCTCAACCGGCAGGGTCAACCCTGAGACAGTTTACTTTAATGTAACAGAGGTTTAATTATGGCTTCAATATCGTTCATTAAGGGCGACAAGGCAGACAACAATGTAGATTACAGGGACTCATTACCTGTAAATTACTATGCCGTATTGCGTGAGATATACGGCGAAAAAGGCTACATGCTTAATTATTATGGCCTGTCAGATTTCGCCACCGGCCAAGGTAAGAGTAGGGGCGGCATATGGGTGGCCAGAGAAAGCTTTGAAGGCCAGTACAGAGTTAGCGGTACATCGCTAATAAAGATTGAAGATGATCAGTCTGTAACCGTTTTAGGGACGATACCAGGGTTCGAGCAAGCATCGTTAACTTATTCTCTAAACAATCTAGCCATAGCCGCAGACAATAAGCTTTATTACTACAACCCTACTGACGGACTTAGACAGATATCTGATCCGCAGGTCGGAAATATAATTGATATTGTTTGGGCTGACTTCCGTTTTGTCGCCACTGATGGTGAATTCCTGTATCAATCAAAGGATTTAGATGAAGAGCAATACGAGCCGCTAGATTTTACTGGGTCAGATTTTCAGCCGGATAAAATATGGGGTGTCGGCCTTGATGAAGATAACGAGTTGATAGCGTTTAATGAGCTGACAACTGAATACTTTGTGAACTCAGGCGTTGATAATTTCTCATATTCAAGGATACAACTAAAAGCGGTTAAGGCTGGCATTGTCGGAACTCACGCCAAAAGCGAGTACCGAGACAAATGGTTTTCATTAGTTCGACGGGTTAACACTCAGCCTCATTTTGCTGTAATCCAATCAGGGTCATCCGAGTCAATAACTAGCCGCGAGATAGAAAAGCTATTATCAAGCTACACCGCGCTTGAATTATCAAAGACAGTTGTCGAAGTATTTGTTAAAGACACCGTAACGTGGATGATCGCACACTTGCCAGGTTTAACGCTGGCCTATAATGAAACGGTGGCCAAAACTTACGGCCTTGATTTAGCCTGGTCAATACTAAAGACTGACGTTTTAGGCGATGATACCTACAGAGGCAAAGACCTAATATTCGACCCAAGGTTTAAGCTGTGGTCAATCGGTGACAAACTGGATTCAAAAATAGGCTTTCTCGATGATTCCGCATGCACTCATTACGGCGATATAGTTGAAGGTTTGTTATTTACTCCGTCACTCGACCTTGAAACATTATCAATCGATGAAATAGAAATTGAAACAATACCAGGCATAGCACCAGACAATGACGCCACGGTGTTTATATCTCGCTCTGATGACTTGCGAATTGACGGGATGGAATGGACAGTTGAATACGGCGGTAACTTAGATTACAACAAAAACTTTATCATCCGGCGATTAGGTTATGTTCGCAAAAATGTATCGCTAAGGTTGCGTACCGCGTCGAGGGCAAGGATGGCTTTTTGTCGGTTTAATTTGGACGCATCATAAATGGCAGACCCAAGAAGCACGAACACTAGACGCGCCGTATTAAGTTACGACCAACTAAAGCAACTTACTGGGGTAGCGGGGTTTGTATGGCCAGACCTGTTAATAAAAGATTACCAAGGGATAATTCAGGACTTTACATTTCTAGCAGGTGAGACTGATGATTTAGAAGTTAGGATTGAGGCTCTTGAATATAGAGTGTTTGAAGTTGTAGAGACAACAACAGACTTAATTGCTGAAGAATTTCAGATAGTAATATGCAAAAACACAATCCCAATTGAGGTTGAATTAAAGCCGCTGGCACTTAAGGGCGATGAATTACACATAAAGAGAGCGGGAGATATTGTCGAGGTAATAGGGCAGGTCGATGGCTTAGCTAACTTAACTATAAACGTCCCGTTATTTAGCTTGCATTTAGTTTTTAATGGTACAGATTGGAGTCAGATTTAATGAGTAATAACGTATTACCAGATCCGCTTAATGTTAATGTGGTCAGTCCCGATCCTTTGCCGGTGGACATAGTTAGTCCTTTAGAAATTAGTGACAGAGGTTCCGTTGGGATACCGGTGTTCATTCAGGATCAAACCACGCCGATATTATCGATACCATTTTTGCAAACTCGCGACCCCGTTGATCTACTTGCAGACACAATCGTTAATAGCAATACTATCAGCCTAGTTACTGGACACGGAGCGGTTACTGGTGATGTTATCGAAATAGCCGAAACTGGCACTATGGATTTCATTCAGGCCGAGGTCGTAAGTACATCTGGAATTAATGATGTGATTTTAGACTCGCCGGTAAATCGGGTTTACACCGCTTCCGGATCAATAGCGCAAATATCATCCAAAGACTTGAGAGTTGATGGGTCTGTAACCTCGCAAATATTTTCCATACTACCACTGCCAGGTCAATCTGGTGACATAACTGGTATTTTTCTGGAGATTCGAGGGAGTTCAGGGGGGGCGATAGATTTTACTAGTTTTGGATCCGAAGCTCCGCTTGATTTTGGTATTGTAATTAGAATAAACAACGGCGATGGCACTTACAGAAATGTATTTAATTTCAAATCAAACTCTGATTTTTTCGAGCAAGCCAACACGCCCCCAACATTTTTGGAGCCAAAGGGTGGCAATACAGTATCTGGATTTAGCGCGCCTATAGAATGGTCTGGACAGGAAAATTATGGCGTTGTAGTTAGGATTGATGGCTCTATCGGTGAGTCAATAGAGGCGGTTATTCAAGATGATTTAACGGTAGGGACCAGGCCAAACACAAGAATCCATCTTTCGGCAAAAGCACACGAATTGCAAGAGTAATTTATATAAACAACCACATCATCACCGGGATTAATGCAAGCCCGTCACTGTGTGGTATAATTAATAAAATTTACAAAGGTAAAAATTATGGGCATGTTTAGTTTTTTGGATAAGCCATTTAGGACTGGGGCAAGCAAAGCAGCCAGAGAAGCCAAGGCGGCAGGTAGGACTCAGCTAGGGCTTGAAACCGAGTTCAGAGAAGAGATAAAGGGTCTATTCTCCCCGACGATAGAGCGAGGGCAGCAAGCATTTACCGGGTTGGCTGATTTTTACGGAGGCGACCAGCAACCAATTATAAGCCAAGCTCAATCTTCGCCTCTATACAGCTCATTAGTTGGGGCCGGTGAAAGCGCAATAGCCAGAAACAGACAGGCAACAGGCGGATTCAGAAGTGGAACAACTCAAGAAAACCTTGCAGAAAACGAACAGGGGGTTTTAATGAGCCTTATTCAGCAAATACTACAAGGTCAAGGCGGTATCGCCGATGCTGGTGCGGCTGCTAGAAATGCTTACGTCCAATCAGGGGGTAGCGCGCTAAGTCAAATCGGCGGGACTTCCGGCCAAATTGCCAATATCGGCATACAGAAGGCAGCAGGGAAAGCAAACATTCTTTCAGGTCTCGCACAGGCAGGTGCGACAGCCTTCGCAAGCGACAAAAAACTAAAAGAAAACATATTAAAAATCGGCGAGAAGAACGGGCTTAACTGGTATTCATGGGACTGGAACGATCTAGCTAAGGGTATTGGGCTGTCTGGCTCGGATGAAGGCCACATAGCGCAAGAAGTTGAAGAGGTACGCCCTGATTTAGTTGTTATGCAAAACGGTTACAAAGCCGTAATTTACGGAGGTTTTTAACATGGCTTTTCAAATCGACTTATCACCACTAGAAAGAAGCTCGCAAAATATAGCCCGGGGGCTATCTAGTGTTGGCGGTTCCATTGCTGATATCCTTCAAGGTAACAAACAGCAACAGCAACAAGATCAGATGAAAGGATTGATGCAGCAGGCTGCGTCAGGCGACGTTAATGCTATCGAGCAGCTTTACGCTATCAATCCTGAAATAGCCCAGACATTTGAGCAAAGATTAGCCAGTCAGCAGCAATCGGGCCGAGAGTCAGAGGATAGACTTAAAGGCGAGATAGCTTTAGCAACATCTGACGTAGTTGAAAGAATGCACTTTGCTAAGTCGCCGGAAGAAATGAAGCGTATATTTGACGCAGCCGTTGATGATGATCGATTTGATATTGACGAAGAGGACCGACAATTCTTTACCAACAAAGAAGCTAGAATGGCGCTAATAACAAAAGTTAAAGGCCCCGAATATGCCGAAGCTTTGTTTGGTGGTGGTGGCCTTGGTGATAAACCTTCAGCAGTGCAGGAAACTGAATGGTTCAATAAGCAAACCCCAGAAGTTCAAGCAACTCATTTAAAAGTGAAGCGAGGCGAAAAGCCATCATTCGATGAGAAGCTTGATTATGAAAAATCAAAAGCAGAAATAAAAGAAGACTCAACCATAAGAACCGCCAGAAAGAAAACCAAGCAACAGAGACAGCAAGGATATATTGATAGTGGAGTTTCTTCTGCCGATAACTTAAATGCGGTTAATCGTTCGTTAGTTCTACTTGATTCAATTGAAACGGGTGGCATTGATAACGCAATAATTAGAGCAAAACAAGCGTTTGGTATTGAATCTGCTGATGAAGCCGAGTTGTCATACGAGTTAGGCAAGAGTGTATTAAAACAATTAAAGCCAACTTTCGGAGCTGCATTTACAGTTAACGAAATGCTAGAGCTTAAACGCATGGAAGCTGGTCTAGGCAAGTCTGTAGCCGGCAACAGAAGAATACTAAAAAACCTAGCTAAAATGATTAAACGATCTGCGGATAGAGGCATGAGAGCGGCGAAAAGTTTAGGTGATGATTTTGCAGCTAATGAAATAATGTTGGCCCTAAGGGGTGACAAACCGGCAGAAACATCCACTTCGACAGATCAGCCGCCCGCGTCAATAGCTAGGCCCGAGGCTTCACCAGTCCAAATCGGAGAAGGCCAGCAGACAGCGGGTGATGTTGACCTGTCAACTCTGTCACTTGAGCAGTTAATGAAATTGAGAGATCAGGGGTAACAATGGCGACTATCGAAGAGATTGATGCTGAAATATCAAAGCGAAAACGCTTATCCGATATTGATGCGGAAATAGAAAAACGACAAGGCGGCGCTACTGATGCTTTTTTTGAACCGCTTGGCGCTATTACTGCCAATTTTGCTGGACTTGTTGGATCTGGACTGGCAGGGATAACTGAATTAATTAGAACAGGCGACTTAGATAGCGCAGTTAATGCCATCGAGTCAATACAGCAAGACGTAGCAACTAGATTTGCACCAGAAACCGAAGCGGGAAAAGCAGGGCTTCAAAAAGTTGCAGGAGCGGCACAAGCTTTAGAGCAAAACATCATAAGGCCGATTGGTGGGGCATTAGTAACGGCGGCCGAATTATCACCGTTAGCAACGCCAGCAGGTTTGGCGGCATTAGCATTTGACCCATCAGCAAGGAGCCAAGCAGTCGAGACGGCACAGCAAACACAACAAGAAGTGAAGCAGCAAGGACTAGGCCCTGTCATAGCAGAGAGAGGGTTCCAGAAAACAGGATCACCAGCGGTAGCGGCTATAGGCGCAGCACTTCCAGAATTAGCGCAAGAGCTGATACCTGGAGGCGCGCTTGTTAAGGGCACAAGACGAACAAGAGCATCGGCAGAGCAAGGGGTAATTAGGGCCCGAGAAGCTATTATTGTTTTAGAGGATGCTAAGGCTGGCAAAGTAACTGATCAAGGCTTACAGCAAGTAGCAGAAACAATAACCAAAGGAACGCCGCAGGAAATAGCCGAAATTGTTAAGGCTGACCCTGAATTCTTTAGAGCGGCGGATGAGTTAGGCATAACAACCGAACCTATCGCGGCATTCGCCAGTCAAAACCCGCAATTTAGAGATGTGTCAGGGGCGCTTCAAAAAGTTCCCGGAAGCGTTATTGATGTTCAGGCGCGTGAATTTATAACTGCCACAGCAAATAAAGCTGATGAGTTAATTCAACAATACGGCGGTGTATTAGATAAGGCTCAGTTAGGGCAGGACTTTAAAGCCAACGCTTTAGACACAATAGAGAACCTAGCAACTCAGGCCGATGATGTTTATGGCTCAATCAGGAAAATGCTGCCGGAGGGTAACAGGTTTGAAGCACCTAATGCGGTTGCTTTTCTTCAAGACTTGGCTACTAAGGAAAAAATACCGCCTAAGTTTGTGACCAAATTAAAACAATTAACCCCACGAACCAAGACAACAAAAGGCCGGATAATTACAAATATTGCAACAGGTGTAAAGCGAGACACTAGCACCACTGAGACTATATTTCCGACATTAGGCAGGATTGATCAAATAAGGCGCGAAATAGGACAGGCCATTAATAAAAACAGTGGCCCGTTTAAAGATGTTGAAACAGGTTTAAATAAAGCTTTATACTCAAGGCTCACGCGAGATCAAGATGCTATCGCGTCGGGCGCTGGGTTGTCTGATGTTACAGATGGGGCTAAAGCATTAGTAGTTAGACGCAAGCAGCTTGAGGATAATTTACAGTTGTTGTTGGGTAAAGATCTAAATCAGGCTTTAAATGTTAATGTTGCTGGTGCGATA